TTACCAGCTTTGCCGTCTAGAAACCTTACATTATTCCCAGAGCTAAAGAAAGGAGCTGGCATGTCATAGGGAGACAGATCGTTGTTTATACTAAACCTCGGAGCCTGTCTACCGTTTATATCAAATAATTCTTTAGCCACTTCCGGTACTCGTCTGTTCAGTCCAAACAGTATTGTTAAACTCTTGCAGAGCAATGTAGTCAGAATCTTCTGCCAAGATATTACCACCGGACTCTTGTATTATTAAGAAATTCTCTATGACCCAGTTAGTAGCCATCAGACACCTCTACGAACTAAACTGCCGGGATCGCCTTGAATAGTCATTTGCATAACGGTACCGCTAAACCTTGCAGCGTCTTCAGCAGCCTTGGCTTCGGTAAGTGCTCCTTTATATATCTGCATAAATCTTGCAGTTTGTTCTGAGTCATTTAAATATATAGCTCCTTCTAAGCATGATCCAAACAGATAGAGATCGGGGAAGGCAGCTAGTATGTCATTGGTAGTCACACTATCGGATAACGGAACAAGTTTTTTAAAATAGTTAAGTCCTAGTGTGTATGCTCCATCAGGTGTAGGAAAAATTTCTATGTTTTTACCTAGATTAGTATACGCTCTGGGAGCACCGGAACCAGTTGTACCGTACTCTCTACTGCCTGACTCTGGAGATAGATAAGATAATGCGTGGCTATTACTGTTTGAAGTCTCATACGTTACGTTTCTTAGTTCGATTAAATCAGACGGCAGATCGTAAAAAGCCGTATCGGCAGCTGTGGTAGTCTGCACTCTTACCATATTAACTCTTGCGCGTAGTTCTCTATCTAAACGATTCTCAGTCAGAGCTATAAAATCAGGTATAGTGCTGGTCAGATCACTTCTGTTAAGATAGTTAGCTACGCTTGTCTTGATATCTGAGTATGTGGAAAGACTCATTAGATAATACTTTCATGTGTCCGTAGATATTTATACTCTGGATCGTTTAGAAGCTTTTTAATCCTAGGCCAATGATCTTTATTAAGAGCATCAATTCCAAGTTCAGACTTCCATTTCTCTATGATGATAAGAGGGATGCTTGCAACTTTGCGCATACCGTCTTTAGTTTCTATACCACCATGTATATAATCTTTATTGTATTCTTTTTTGTTGAGCTCTAGGAGAGGCTCAATGTCTTGCACCGCGTGATGAACAACTGTGTCATCAGTATGGTTATAAGTAGCTTTACGCTTAATAGGAGAAGAGTCGCTCATTTTGTTTCCTTCTTAGTGGGGAGAGCCGTTAAGCCCTCCCCGTGTTAAGAAATAACTTACGAGAGATCGTAAACTGCACCGAGAGCAGCCTCGTTTTTAACTACGAGGGTGTACTCTGCGATGATTGCACGTTGCTCGCCGTCAGATACACTTGCAACTTCACGTTGATTAAACGGACGGAGATAAGCCGTACCGTAGTAATCAGGATCAACTAGCCATGCTTCCCTAGCACGCTGGAAGCGGTTAGGAACAACAGCCATTTCACCGAAGTCACTTACATAAACGTCCATACCACCGATGATACGTTGATCCGCTGTATCCGTGAAGTTGGATACACCAGATGCACCACCAACACCTACGAAGGCAGAGAACGTCTGCTTCTGTGAAGGTTTCATCATAAGGTACTTAATGTCAGCACCGTTATCATACGCAAGTACGATAGCAGCTTTGAGGAGAGTTTCCGTGAACGCACGAGCCGTACCATCTGTACGAGCCGCTGCGCCTGCACCTGCGCCGTTAGCACCATTACCTGCTTTAGAGATATTGGTGTTGACCCAGGTTGGAAGGGAACCAAGTTTACGAACGGTACCTGTACCGGCCATAGCAATCTTGGCAATGTTAACGCCTACCATGGCTCGTTCCATATCACGCTTTAGTTCTTTAGCGCTTTTGGACATCTGGTAAGCAAGTTCTTCCTTACGACCAGCCTTGCTTACGGCATCAAGCGTACCGGTGACAAGAGTAGTTTTCCAACTGATCTGACAGATATTACCAACTCTGGTAGTAGCTGACGGAACAGCAGCCGTAAGTGTTGCACCTTCTTCTTTGTGGTTATCAGCCGCTGCAGAAAGTGAGTCTGTTTGCCATTCATGGTTTACGGCAATCGCGTCCGTGCGACTACCCATCGACATGAAAGGCGTGTCTGTTGGAGAGATATCATAGATAACATTCTCCAAGTCTTCTCGCAAACCCTTCGCTGTAAACGAAGTGTATGTGCCTGTTGGTTGTGCCATTTTACTTTTTCCTTAGGTTGAAAGTTAGTTTATCATATCCAGAAACACGTTTGCGGCATCTCTTTGGTGTCCCGTCTGTGACAATCTTTCTCGTTTAGCCTGCACAGCCTTCTTGCCTCGTTGAACTTTCGTCTGTGGTGTACCAGCCTTAACGACCTTTGGAACAGTTTTGGTTTTCTTAGAAGGAGCCGTAGAGCCCTTATCCGCCATCATTGCTTTGTGGAGAACAAGAACAACTCTGTGATCGGTTATTCCATCTACATCTTCCGCTGAGAAACCTTCATTAATAGCATAAGTTCTAATTTGGTCTCTCAAGTTCGAAGAGGGGTCAGCATACTCGGGAAGTTTCTCCGTAAGGGTAACTGCTTCTTTTTGAAGTTTATCCTGTAGAAAAACTTTAGTGTCCTCTGTTGCCTGTTGATGCACTCGTGTTTGTTCAGTTTGAACAGCAGAGATTTTATCTTGAGCATCCTGTAGTTCTAGACGCTTCTCCATGTATTCCATAGGATCCTCTGTTTTAAGAGTCGCCCAGTCAACAGCTTTGAAGCGTTCTATGTCAGCACCTTGCTGAGCAGATAATGTCTCAAGAGCTTTAGCGTATTGCCCTCTCTCACTCTGGACTGCCTCTAAGTTAGACTCATAGGCTTTCCGTTGTTCCGCCAGTGATTGCGATTTACGGGTATAATCCGCTTGCCGCTGATATCCGTTCCGTAGTTCGTCAAGGGTGACCTCTTGTTCGTTACCGTCAATCTTAACGGTATAAACCGCAGGGGTTTCTGTCTCAACTACTTCCTCGTCTATCCCTTCTTCATCGTCTTCCGATTGTTCATCATCCGTAGCTTCTAAAGTTTCTTCTTCTACTTCATCCGACTCTTCAGCTAGTTGATCTTCAGATTGAACATCCTCGGTTTCTCCGATAGCTTGCTCTGGATTAGTGTTTTCCTCACTTCCAAACATGACATCGAACATACTAAGCTGTGGCTGTTCGACTTCCCCTTGGGGATTGGTCTGTGCCTCACTCATTTAATTTTCCTCTTTAACTGTTTTCAATTTTATGATTGTGGATTAAAGCTTCTAGGCTTCCTTTTATAGAACCTAAAGCATTTAGTCTTAGCCAACATTCTTCTCGCAAAGATATATCTTCAGCTATGGTCCATTGAGATATTAAATCGTGTTCTAATTGTTTAACTGCGTACTGAAATACTTCATTGTTCAAGATTGCGCTGGCTTGACTGGCTCGTTCTCTGGAGTCCATGTTAACCTTTGCTGTTGCCTACGATTTCACCCTTGGCAAATCTGTTTCCTGAACCTGCCGGAGCTGGTACTTTGCTATTTCCGCCTTTTGGTGGAACAGCCTTAGCTCCTACTTTACCAACCACATGACCCGTGTATTTTTCAGCCATCGTATATTCCTTTCTAAGTTTTAATTATGAAGTTAATGGGTTGTACTTTTAAAACTGCAGAACCTGCTGCAGCGCTAGCTGCTACAGCTGTGCCTAGAGAAAACCCTGATCCTACACCTACTGGAAAGTATGTTTTAAAATCTGGAACTCTGAAATCAGAACCAGATGTTCCATAGACTGTTCCTATTACTGCGTACAAAGCAGAATAGGTAGATGTACTATACGCAGACCCGTCACAGATTAACCAATCGTCTACACCGCTAACTGTTTCAGTGGTTGGTATACTGTTAGACGCAAACATCATAACAGCACCAGTTTCAAATCCTAGCTTATTCATCTGGGCGGAGCTTTGCGTAACCGCCGCCGTTGCCAAGTTTGGAAACTGCGTCTTCATAACAGTTTTTATCAATCGGAGGTGATCGTCACCTTCGGAGATATTATCGCTAGCTGTGGGAAGCGTGGTATTAAATTGGCTAATATAGCTAGCAGTCTCTACGGTCATGCCTAAGTCCTTTCCTTATTGTAGCATTATTTAGGAAGCGTGTCAAGGAATTTTGAGTTCCATTCCCAGTTTTCTCCCCAGAGGAGAGGACAGGCTTTTCCAACATTAGTAGGTGGTATAATAATTACGTGGAAACTGCCGTCACTTCCCAAGTATAACTGTGCTAAAGTGCCGTTAGAAACTATACCCATAGCTGCAATACTAGCTTCGTACTTTGTATTCAGTAGAGTTTCTGCTTTATCTCTATCGTAGCATCTTAATTCGTTTTCATTAGCTACGACGCTTGTACTATACAGGAACAGAACCAACACGGCTAAAGTTAGTGAAATAGATTTAAGCATTAAAGTATTGGCCAAACTGGTGCAGCAGGGTCTGCTGTATTAGCCGGAAGGTCACGGAGAGCTTGGCGGTATGTTCTCCATGCGGTTGGGTCTTCCCCACGATCAATA